ATTGATCCTTTACAATCAAGATGTCAAGTACTTAAAATTGTACCTCCAACTAAAAAGGATGTTGCTAAACATTTAAATTGGATTTTACAACAAGAATCAATTGAACATAACATAAATGATCTAGTACCTTTAGTTAACCAATATTACCCTGATTTACGTAAGTGTATCAATACTATACAGTTATCTACACAAGATAATATATTAAAGTTAGATCAATCAATACTAATATCATCTAATTATATAGATAAAGTTATTAATGCATTATCAGAAGGATCTAAACACAATAAAATAGATTGTTATAATGACATACGCCAAATTATAGCAGATGCTAATGTAGATGATTTTGATGAGTTATTCAAAGCACTATATGAACGTGCATCTGAATATTTACAAGATAAAGAAGGTACAGTATCTATTTTAATAAATGAACATCAATATAAAGCAAATTTCCGTATCGACAAGGAAATAAATACAATGTCGTTAATTCAAAACTTAATAAATAATAAATAATTATGCAACAGCAACAGCAACAACCCCAAATTGATCTAAAAAACACAACAGCCATTAAAAATGAAAATGGTGGGTCAATTTTTCAACAAGGAGTAATTTTACGTAAAGTATCTCGCTTTGTAGCAGGTACAGACGAGGATGCTTTATTACCTATCCCAGTATTTTATGATCCTGAAACAATGAAAATATTAGAAGGTTCAGTTCCTAAAGAACTAAGAGAAGATCTTGAAGATGAAATTTGTTAAATGAAAAACATCTTTGATTGGTTAAAAGCAATTAATACTACCAAACCCCCAGTTGAGTCTTTTACAGACAAAGACTGGGAAGTATGGAATAGTTACATGATACATAGATTTTTGTCTATGAACCCTGATTATTTAGAGATTGTTAATTATGTTCAAGATTTACCCCCACAGGAAAAAAGATTGATATATAATGTGTATAAAGAATTTATCCCTAAAAATAATAAATGGAGTAAATATATCAAGTCTAAGGTAAAACAACCAAACACTGATTTAATCAATCATATTAAAGATAATTTTCAATGTTCAATTAAAGAAGCAAAAGAATACATAACTCTGTTGGATACCACACAAATTAGTCGTATATTAACGAATAGAGGATTAAATACAAAAGAAATAAAACCATTATTAAAATGAACAAACTAGTAGAAATGTTACGTACATCTGCATTAGCAGATAAAGCAAAAGCAATGTTATCACTTGAATTATTAGGTAACAAAGCAGTTGGGATTGGAGATCATTCAACAGAAGACTTTTATAAGAATGCTGAAGAAGCACTTATTATGTTAGTTGATGCTGATGATAGATTAGCAGCAATTGAAAAGTATTTTTCATTAGAACAACAGATCAATGGGTAGTATAATATCTAAATATTTTGAAAATGTAGGTCATTTTGGTAATAACGCAAAAGAAATAGAAAAAGTTATGAGTGATAGAGAAATTATGAATGCTAAAGGGGGTTTAAAAGTTCCAAAAAATAAAATTCAAGATTTTATAGATGATGAAACAAACCAAATTATAACTATTTTTGAAGAACAATATCCTGAGTTATCAAATGAATTCCAAGTTATACAAAAGGAAATGTATGAAATGTTTGCTCGTAAACATATGGATTATGGTTTAAATAATATTGCTTTAGGTGGTGATCTAACTAATAAGGAAGATAAAAAATTCTCATTAACAGGATTATGCATCAGACTCACAGATAAAATTTCACGTTTAAAAAACCTATTAATTAATGGTAGATCATTTGTTAAAGGTGAAGGCATGGAAGATACCTTTATTGATATAGCTAATTATGGAATAATCGGTCTTTTAGTAGGTCGCAACAAATGGAAAAAATAGTTTGGCAAAAAAACTCCCAAGTATTGTAAAAGAGATTAGGAATAATCCTCCTTCCCCTGTTAATTATGCATACCAAAAGAATATATCATATTCTCAGATGTCTATATTTAGAGGATGCCCCCATAGGTGGAAACTTCAGTATAAAGATAAAATTAAACGATTTACCTCTTCTATACATACGGTTTTTGGGACTGCTGTTCATGAAGCAATGCAGCATTATTTAGATGTGGCATATGAAAAATCTTTTGCAGCTGCAGATAGAGATATCAACATGGAAGAATATTTCCAAGAAGCATATATAGGTGAATATCAAAAGCAATATAAGTCAAACAAATCAGAACACTTCTCGGATGCAGCAGAAATGAGAGAATTTTTTGATGATGGAGTAGCTATTTTAGAATGGTTTAAGAAAAAACGTAGTAGATATTTTAGTAAAAAAGGTACATACCTAGTTGGTTGTGAAATACCAATTATAATAGCACCAAATAAAATGTATAACAACGTATTATACATGGGGTATTTAGATGTTGTCACATACCATGAGGAAACAGAGACATTTAAAATAATCGACATAAAAACCAGCACTAATGGATGGAATGATTATGCTAAAAAAGATGAGAATAAACAATTTCAACTTTTATTATATAAACAATACTTTTCCGAACAATATGGGATACCTTTAGATAAAATTGAAATAGAATTTTTTATACTTAAAAGAAAAGTATTAGACGCGGATGATGAAAATCTTATGTCACCTTACCAAGCATATAGAGTACAACAATTCATCCCCCCAAGTGGAAAAATTAAATTAGGTAGAGCAAAAACCGCTATTAATGATTTTATTAATGAATGTTTTAAATCTAATGGTGAAATTAAGGAATCAAGTTACCCAAAATCCCCTTCAAAGTGGAATTGTAATTTTTGCCCTTATAAAGAAGATAAAGAAAATTGTGGAGAAGGTATATCCTACTAAACTCCTAATATATGTATATAAAATAATGTTATTAAAATAAAGACTATGAGCGCAAAAAAAGACATGACACTTACTAGTGTTAAAATCAAAAGCGATTTATTCGAGAACTTTAAAATTGAATGTGTAAAACGAAAGTTTTCTTTCCAAAAACTTGCCGACCGGGCTATTTATTTGTATCTTACAGATGAAGATTTCCGTAAGGCAATTACTAATCAAATTAATCTTGAACTATAAATTGTAATTTAAATGAAACAAAAATTTAAACATCTTCCTAAGGATCAAAGGAAGAAAATCTTACTTATCTGTGATGATATAAGGGTACATTCTGGTGTAGCAACTGTTGCTAAAGAAATTGTAATACATACTTCTCACCATTTTAATTGGGTACAAATGGGTGGTGCTATTAAGCACCCAGATAAAGGAAAAGTATTTGACCTTAGTCCTGAAGTAGATAAACAAATTAATATAAAGGATTCTTATGTTAGACTATACCCTCAAGATGGATATGGAACACCAGACATTCTTAGAGAAATAATAAAAATGGAAAAACCCGATGCCATTATGTTATTTACAGATCCAAGATATTTTACTTGGGTATTTAATATGGAACAAGAAATTAGAAAATCTATTCCTATTACTTATTTAAATATATGGGATGACTACCCAGCTCCAATGTATAATAGACCTTATTATGAAGCTTGTGACTTGTTAATGGGTATATCTAAACAAACAGTTAATATTAATAAATTAGTACTAAAAGGTAGAGAAAAAAACAGATTATTTAAATATCTTCCACATGGTTTAAATCCTGAAATATATTCTCCACTTGATAAGAAGGATAAAGGATTAATTGAATTCCAGAAAAGTATATTTCCTAAAGGAAAACCTAAGTTTACTTTATTTTTTAATTCAAGAAACATTAGAAGAAAGCAAATTCCAGATTCTCTTTTAGCTTATAGAGCCTTTTTAGACTCTTTACCCTTAGAAGAAGCATTACAATGTAAATTTATTCTTCATACAGAATTATTAACAGAAGCAGGAACTGATTTATCAGTTGTTCATGAGTATTTATTTGGTGAAAAATATAACGATTGTGTAGTATTTTCAACCGCTAAGCTTACTACACAACAATTAAATTATTTGTACAATAGTGCAGATGCTCAGATATTATTAACATCCAATGAAGGATGGGGATTATCAATAACCGAAGCTCTGCTCTCAGGAACCCCAGTTATAGCTAATGTAACAGGAGGGATGCAAGACCAAATGAGATTTGTTGATGAAAATGGACAATGGTTTACACCAAGTGCCGATGTACCTTCAAATCATAGAGGTACTTACAAAGAACATGGTGAATGGGCATTCCCAGTATATCCAACCTCAAGATCTGTTCAAGGTTCCCCACAAACACCTTACATTTATGATGATAGGTGTACTTGGGAAGATGCATTTGAAAGAATAAAAGAACTATATTCTTTAAGTGATGAAGAACGTAAATCAAGAGGATTAAAGGGTAGAGAATGGGCTATGAGTGATGAGGCAGGATTTACTGTAAAACACCAGGCACAAAGTTTCTTAAGTATTTTCACTGAATTGTTTGATACTTGGGAACCAAGAGAAAAATATGAAGTTGTTAATTCTAACGAGTACAAGGGTAAATTTTTAAACCATAAAATAATATATTAATGAGTAAACCAAGATTTGTTATAAGCTGCCCCTTTAATACCTACTCAGGGTATGGGGCAAGATCAAGAGATATAGTTAAAGCTATTATTGAGTTAGATAAATATAATGTTCAACTTTTACCACAACGTTGGGGTGCTACTTCATGGGGTTTTTGTGAAGACCACCCTGAATGGAAATTTTTATTAAAATATTCAGCCCCAAAAGATTGGAATACAACCCAACCTGATATTTGGATGCAAATTACTATACCTAATGAATTTCAAGCAGTAGGAAAGTATAATATTGGATGTACAGCAGGAATTGAATCTACAGCCTGCAAACCAGAATGGGTTGAGGGTTTAAATAGGATGGATATGAATTGGGGTTCTTCAAAACATACTAAACAAGTATTTGCAAGTATGCAATTTGAAAAAAAAGACCAAAAAACTAACCAAATTGTAGGTAAAGTTAGTTCAACTAAACCAATGCATGTGGTATTTGAAGGTGCGGATTTAAATGTTTATAAACCATTAAAAGGTAAAAATAATATAGATTTAAGTAATATTAAAGAAAACTTTAATTATTTGTTTGTAGGTCATTGGATGCAAGGAGATATAGGACACGATAGAAAAAATGTAGGTTTTTTAGTAAAGGCATTTTTTGAAATATTTAAAAATAAAAAGAATAAACCCGGATTAATATTAAAAACATCAGTTGGAGTTGATTCATATATGGGTAGAGATCAAATTTTAAAAAAGATTAAGGATATTAGAAATAGTGTTAATTCTAAAGATTTACCTAATATATATTTAATTAATGGAGAATTTGATAACAGTGAAATAAATGAGTTATATAATCATTCTAAAGTCAAATCTATGGTTAGTTTAACTAAGGGTGAAGGTTTTGGAAGACCATTATTAGAATTTAGTTTAACAGGTAAACCTATTATTGCTACTGATTTCTCAGGTCATAAAGACTTTTTAAATAAGAATTTTACAACTCTATTACCTGGAGAATTAGAACCCGTCCATAAAAGTGCAGCTAACCAATGGTTAATAGCTGAAGCACAATGGTTTAAGGTAAGTTCATCTCATGTTGGGCATTCTTTTCAAGATGTATTTAAAAACTATAAAGATTTTAAACTTAAATCAAAACAACAAGCCAAATATTCAGCTTCTAATTTTAGTTGGGATAAAATGAAAGATTTAGTGGGGAATATCCTAGAAGCTAATATACCAGATTTTCCTAAGGAAGTAAGTTTAAATTTACCAACTTTAAAGAAAAAAATGGGGGGCATTCCTAAATTAACATTACCAACTTTAAAAAAAACTAATTAATATGAATTTTGATGAATTAAAAATATGTACACGTTGTGATTCAAATGCTTGTTATAAACAAGAGGTTACAAAAGGAATATATATAGAATTATGTTATGGGTGTGGTTTTCAATCTAACTCTGTAATGACCAAAGGATCTGACTTTTTTAATGAACAGTTTGAAATATTACCTGAATTGTATAAGGTATTAATGGATGAAGAAGAAGAAACAGGTAAAATATGGATGCCTACTACTGTTAATATTAAAGAACAAGGTATGGTATTTGCTAATGGTTCCGCAAGAGATAATTGGTGTTGGTCAGCTGTAAAGGCTATACCTGTAGAAGAAGAAGATAAAGAAAAATATAAAGGTGAAGATTATAGGGTTGATATGTCTACAGTAGAAAACTTTAGAGAACGTGACTTTATGGAAGCTTTGTCGTACATTGGAGTATTACCAAAATAATATGAAAATAAGCTATGCAATAACAGTATGTGATGAGTTTCTTGAAATACAGAGACTTCTCTCATTATTGTTAAATAATAAAAGACAACAAGATGAGATTGTAGTATTAGTTGATTTATCTAAAAATAAACCAACATCAGAACTACTTTCGTATCTCCACGAATTAAGTTTTGAGGATTGTATTACTTTAATTGAAGATAATTTCAATAGACATTTTGCTGATTGGAAAAATAAATTAACTAAATCATGTAAAGGTGATTATATCTTTCAAATTGATGCTGATGAAATACCAAATATTTCTTTAATTGAAAACTTACCTGTTATATTAGAATCTAACCCTGATAATGAAGTTTATCTAGTACCCAGAGTTAATACTGTAGAAGGTTTAACTGATGAACATATTAAAATATGGAGATGGAATGTTAATGATAAAGGATGGGTTAATTGGCCTGATTACCAATGGAGAATCTGGAAAAATAAACCAGAAATTAAATGGAAAAATAAAGTACATGAAGTATTAGAGGGTCATAAATCATATGCTGCATTACCTTCTCAAGAAGAATTGGCATTATATCACCCAAAAGAAATTTCAAAACAAGAAAAACAAAATCAATATTACAACACACTATAAAATGAAAAAATACATCTTAGATAATTTAAATAATGTAGGAATATGTGTTGTTGAAGACTATTTCACCCCTGAATTTTGTGATCAAGCTATTAAAGATGTAGAAGATGGATTAATTAAATATAAATCTAAAATTCAATCTTCATCTCATGAAGGAACATCGGGTGACTTTAGATTATTCAAAATGGAAAACCATTACAATACAGCTAAAGAATTTGCTAATGATCCTCTATTATTAGAAGTATGTAGTTCTTATTTTGGTCAACCTATCAATAGTCATTTTGTTTTAGGGGGAAAAGTAAAACATAACTCTAACCAAATTACTAATAGTGGAGGTGGATGGCATAGGGATAATAGAGCTAAACAAATTAAAACTTTAGTCTATCTATCAGATGTTGAAGAAGAAAATGGTCCATATTTATTCCTTCCTTCTTCTAACCAATATGATTTATCCACTAGAGATGGTATAGGAAAAGCAACTAGGTATGAAGATAAAGATGTAGATCTATTTTGTAAAGAAAATGATTTATCACCCTTTAAAGTTACAGGTAAAAAAGGAACAGTAATATTTTCTGATACCTCTTTTATTCATAGAGGTGCTAACATACAAGGAGGTACACGTTATACTTATACTAATTATTATTTTGAAAACCACCCACAACGTATTCAAATGAGTAAAGATAAATGGGGTAAAATGTATATTTAATGGCTCATATATTTAAAAATCCAACAGTTGATAATAAAGGTATTATTGTGTTTACACATAAAGAATGGCCTTTTTTATTAAATAATGCTTTATCCAGTATACAAGAATTAAAAGAATATTACTATTTAGGATGGAATCAAGGAACATACTTTGGTAATCTACCAGAATTCCCCCCTATTATTGATTTTACTTTAGCTTCACCAACGGCACTTAATTACCCAGATAATGGTTCTACTTTAAAAATAGACCTTATGGATAGAAATTTTTTGTTAAGTGATTACAAGAATATGGGTATTAAAGATAGGTTTTACGATATAATAAGTATAAGTAGAGCAATAAAAATAAAAAACATACCACCCTTATTACAAGCTATAAGAAAATTAAATGATAAGAAGATTTACCCAAAAACATTAATAATCATCCCCGTTTCAGAGATGGAAGCAAATGTTCCTGAAAAGTATGATTTAGATATAGTAAAACAATATGAAGATTTATTTAATTACGAAGAACGTAAAAACATAACCTTACTAAGATTATCCCCAGAATTAGGGTTTTTAGGTGTTTCACCTCAAACTATAAACTGGTTATATAATAATTCTAAAGTTTTATATATTGGTTCTAAATCTGAAGGGGGCTGTAGAGTAACACATGAAGCATTACTTTGTGGTTGCGATATAGTATACTACAAAGACCATCAGGGGCCTATGGTAGATTATTTATATTTTAATAATAGTGTACCCTTTAATGATTATAATACCATTGATGAAGCTTTATTTGAAGCATATTCAAAATATTCGTATAAGGAGGCACAAACACTTGAATTTGAAGAACTATTAAGTGAAAGACATGCTTTAAAAAATTTAACACCTCATTTTAATAAATTATTTGAAAAAAATAATCAAATATTTGATGGAGAATTAATTAACTGTAATAATTTATCAAACAGACTCCCAGCACACCATATAGAGGTACCTTGGAATGATGATGAATTTCCAACAGCTGATATATTAAGTATAGGAAGACTTACTAAATTTATAACATATTTGAATGAACAAACACATTAAAATAGCGGATAGAAAAATAGGGTTAGATTATCCACCTTTAGTAATAGTTGAAATAGGAATTAATCATAATGGAGATTTATCAATTGCAAAAGAACTTGTTGATGCTGCCTATGAAAGTGGAGCTGAAATAATTAAACATCAAACCCATATTGTTGAAGATGAAATGTCATCTGAAGCTAAAAACACAATACCAGGTAATACAACAGAATCTATATATGAAATTATGGAACAGTGTGCCTTAAATGAAGAAGATGAATTTAAGCTAATGCATTATGTTGAAAGTAAGGGAATGATATTTATCTCCACCCCCTTTTCTAGAGCAGCTGCTGATAGATTAGAAAAATTTAACGTAAAAGCATATAAAATTGGTTCTGGGGAGTGTAATAATTACCCTTTAATTGAACATATATGTGGTTTTGGTAAACCCATAATACTATCTACCGGAATGAATGATATAAAATCAATTCAACCTTCAGTAGATTTAATGGAAAAATATCAAATTCCCTATATTTTATTACATTGTACAAATATATACCCAACACCCTCTAATTTAGTACGTTTAGGTGGAATGCAAGAATTAAAAAAATCATTCCCCAATGCTATAATTGGTTTATCGGATCACACGGTAAATAATAATGCTTGTTTAGCAGCTACTTCACTAGGAGCGTGTGTACTTGAAAGACATTTCGTAGATTGTAAATCAAGGATAGGTCCTGATATTTTATGTTCTATGGATAAAAATGAATTAAAAGATTTAATTATATCATCTAATGAAATATCTCAAATGAGAGGTGGATCAAAAAAACCAGCAAAGGAAGAACAAGTAACTATGGATTTTGCTTTTGCAACAGCGGTAGCTATTAAAGATATTAATTTAGGGGATGTTTTAACAGAAAAAAATATTTGGGTTAAAAGACCAGGTACTGGAGAAATTTTCGCTAAAGATTATCATAAAATTTTAGGTAAAACTGCTTTATTAGATATTAAAAATGATCAACATTTAAAATATAGTGATATAATATGAGAAAAATATTTTTAGTTACAGAAAGAAGAGCAGATTATTCTAGGTTTAAACCTATTTTAGAATTAATCAAAAATGATCCTTTATTAGATTATGATTTAGTAGTAACTGGACTTCATTTAAAAAAAGAAAACGGTTTAACTATAAATGAAATTAAAAAGGATGGATTTAAAATATTTTCTACCTTTGAAATGTTTGAAGAAGATAAAGATAGTGGGGGTGCTATGGTTAGATCTTTAGCAACTTGCTTAAAAAAAATTACATATGCCTTAGAAGAATCAAAACCTGATTTAATTTTATCTGGGTTTGATATAGCAGCTAATATGTCTGTTACTATAGCTGGTGCACATATGAATATTCCTGTAGCACATATTCAGGGTGGAGAAGTAACAGGTACTATAGACGAATCTATCAGACATGCAATGAGTAAATTTTCCCATTACCATTTTGCTGCTAATGAAGATGCTAGAACTAGATTAATTAAAATGGGAGAAAAACCAGAAACTGTTTTTAATGTAGGTTGTCCTTCAATAGATGCTCTTTTAGAAGTAGTATATAATAAAGAAGCATACAAAAAATATGGTCTAGATAAAAGTTACTATCTAATGATCCAACACCCTGTAACATCAGAGGCAGATGATTCTTATAATCAAATATCCCAAACTTTAGAAGCAATTAAAGAAACTAACATAGAAGTCCTTATTATATTACCTAATAATGATGCTGGTTATTTAAAAATTGTAGAAAAAATAGAATCTTCTAATATAAAATATGTAAAAACATTAGCTATAGAAGAATATACGAGTTTACTCAAATATTCTAAAGGTTTAATAGGAAATTCTAGTAGTGGTATACATGAAACCTCTTTATTCAATATTCCAACTATTAATATAGGAACTAGACAACAAGGAAGATTAAGTTCTAATAATGTAATTAATACTGGATATAACACCGATGAAATAGTAAAAGCAATAGAACTTACTCAAACTTTACAAGGGTTAGAATTTGATAATCTATATGGAGAAGGTAATTCATCATTACAAATAGTAGACTTACTAAAATCAATAGATATATCCCCAGAAATTATTCAAAAACAAATAACATACTAATGAAAAAAATATTTATAACCGGAGGATCAGGAACTGTAGGTACAGCATTTATTAAAAAATATTATAATGATTATAAATTTTATTCTTACAGTAGAGGAGAAAAATCTCAGGTATCATTAAAAAGAAAATTTCCTAATATTGAAATTATTATAGGAGGAATAGAGGAAAAGAATTACTTAATTTCTCAAGTAATTAAAACAAATCCTGATATTATAATACATGCCGCAGCCTTAAAACACGTTGATACAGCAGAAAAACAACCTATTAAAGCCATAACCAGTAATATTATAGGTAGCTATAATGTTATGGAAGCAGCTAAAGAGGCTAACACACCTTTAGTAGTAGGAATTAGTACAGACAAAGCTTGTGAATCAAGCAATGTATATGGAAAAACTAAGGCATTAATGGAAAAAATGTACTTAGAGGCTAATAACCATAGAAATAAATTTGTATGTTGTAGATTTGGTAATGTAGCAGGAAGCCATGGTTCAGTTATACCATTTTGGCTTAGAAGTTTTGATTCTAACAAACCATTATTTTTAACACACCCTAATATGACAAGGTTAATGTTCTCACCAGAAGAATCTGCTGAGCTTATTCATAACTGTATTACCTTATCATCTTCTAGGGATTCAGGTTTTATTATGTCTAAAATTATGAAAACTGTTACTATGTCTAATCTTGCAAATATTATATCTGATAACATTAAAATAGTAGGATTAAGACCAGGTGAGAAAATGAGTGAAGATTTAGTTTCTGAAGTTGAAATTCCACATTCTGAAATTGTAGGGGATTATGTAATTCTTACTAGTAATGTAAACCCTAATATTTTAACAAGACTAGATAAACCCATAAATAGTGATACATCATTAGAAATGACAAAAGAAGAAATGATTAAATTGATAGATGATGTAAAACAGTTACAAAGTACAACTTTACATTCTAAAAACGAATATTAATGCTAAGAATCCTAATCCCAGCTAGAGGTGGTAGTAAAAGAATTAAGAATAAAAATCTTTTAAAGGTTAATGGAGAATCTCTATTATCTAGAGCTATTAGGGTTTCATTACAAATTACAAATGAAGTATATGTTAGTACTGATTCTCTTGATATAGAAAAAGAAGCAATATTAAATGGAGCTAAAATACATAAAAGACCTTCAATATACGCCACAGATATATCTCCAACTAAAGAGGCGATAGTTGATTTTCTAAATTCATATAATGATACAGTTAATATGGTTTTAGTACAGTGTACATCCCCCTTTATAAACCTAAACCATCTTAAGACTTCCATAAAAAACCTTGATAAATATTCTAGTTCTATTTCTGTTTACAAAGAAACCCCTTTTTATTGGGAAAAAAATAGTAATGGGGCTAAACCTAATTATGACCCATTTAATAAACCTAGAACACAAGATATGTCTCCTAGATATAAAGAAACAGGTGCTTTTTATTCTTTTAAAGTAAAATCATTTGTAGACGAAGGAGTTATAACACCATCCCCTACTGCATTAGTTGAAGTAGATTTAAAAAGCAGTTTTGATATAGATACAATGGAAGAGTATGAATTAATTAAATCCCTTATATAATGATCCCTGAAGTACAAATAGATAATACAAGTTTCCCAATTTTTTCAAATAAAAATACTAATATAGATTTTAGTAAAATAAAAACAGCTTCTTTAGTAGCTAGTAGTGGTGCCTTATTAGATAATAAATTTGGCAAACAAATTGATGAATCTGATTTAATTATTAGGTTTAATGCTGCAAGAGTTAAAGGGTATGAAAAACACGTAGGCTCTAGAACGGATATTAGAATATTAAATGGTCATTCATTTAATGGTTCAACTAAAAAGGAAGTGTGTTTAGGACATGATCCTAACTTTTTATCAAGTTTAAATAATGAAACTTTTTTAGTTAAATCCTTTAATGCCCAAGAATTTATAGAAGGTGTAATGTTATATATTAACAAAACACCTATAAATTTTTTACATTATAATTTTTTAATGTATTGTAATAGTTTAGTTTCCAAACCAGAAGCAAGTGCCGGGTTAGTTGGTGTTTTACTATTAGTAACTTTAGGTATAAAACCTAATTTATATGGTTATGGGTTTTATTCTGAATCTAATGATAGGGTACATTATTGGGAAGAAGTAGATCCTAATTGGTCTAGTGGACATGGATTTAATGAAGAAAAAGATATAATAGATAATTTAGTTAGTCAAAACTTAGTCAATATAATAAAATAATGTACGAAATAGTTCATAACAACCCAGATTATCCTTTAGTAATAAGCTTTCAAGGAATGAGTGGAGGAGTTTATCCTAATGCTAAAGATAAATTACCTTATTTATATTATAATTTATTTACAAAATCTAATTTAAAAAACAATTACATCTTTTTTAAAGATAACGAACAAGTATATTACCATGGTTTATATAATAAAATAACAAACATAATAAACCAATATGTAGCTTTACATAATATTAAAAAGGTAATAACTATAGGACAATCTGCAGGTGGTTTTGCTTCTTTATTGGTTGGGGAGTTAATAAAGGCAGATAAAATAATAACAATTGCCCCTCAAATTAATTTAAAATATTATAACTCAGGAACACCTGCTAAAGAACATACAAGATTATTTAACCTACAAAACCAATTTGACATTCCAGAAACAAATTTAGGAAATTTACAACCTTTTAAATGTCAAGTAGAATATTGGCGTCCTACAATTGGTAATTTTGATAATTATCATTTTGATTTTATAGATAGTTTGGATCCAAACCTAAATCTTATTAACTTCAAGTCAGGGCACAATATAGGTAATACTATAGGTAAAGATAAATTTAAACAATTAATTTTAAATTCAATAAAATAATGAAAATATCACTAATACAACCAGGAAGAAATAATTTAAAATATCTTAAATGGTCTTATGATTCTATAAGAAAAAATCAAGGAGAACATGAAGTAGAAATTTGTGTTGCAGATGATGCTTCAACAGATGGAACTTGGGATTGGTGTTTAGAAATGATGTCTAAAGATCCTTTATTTAAAGCACATCGTAATGAAGGACCAGATAGACTAGGACATACTATTTTATACGATAAATTAATAAATGACGTGGCTACAAACGATATAGCTATGATTTATCATGCTGATATGTATTTGTGTCCTAATGCGTTAACATCAATTGAAAAACATATTAAACCTGGTGTAATTGTATCGTTAACCCGAATTGAACCACCTTTACATCCTGAAGGACCTGAAAAGATTTTATGGAATGGTGGAGTTGAACCTGAAGAATTTTTAGAAGATGAGTTGTTAATTGAAATACCTAAATTTACAGATAAAGAAAAAATTACTTATGGTATTTTTGCACCTTGGGCTTTTTATAGAAAAGATTTTCAAGAAATAGGAGGACATGATCCTCTATATGCCCCTCAATCTAAGGAAGATTCTGATATATTTAACCGTTTTCAATTAAATGGTATTAAATTTATTCAAACTTGGGAGGGATTTGTATATCATATGACTTGTAGAGGTAGTAGAAGAAACACCTTAGATAAAGCTAAAAATATATATGAAGATAGCCCAGAATGGTTAGCACAAAACCAAAGATCAACACGTAATTTTATACGTAAATGGGGACATTTTGTAATGCATGACCCTACTTTAATACCTATCGTTCCTCCTAAATATGATGTAGGTTTTATAATTAAAAATTGTAATAATCAATTATTAACTGCTTTAGAACCCTGGTGTGATACTATTTATACTGATCAAGGGAATGTACCAACCTTAATTAAAGATTATATAGAAAAGGAACAAATAAATACCATTATAGATTTAAATAAAAGGGTTTTACCTTATGATAATGAAAAACAAAATGAAATATTAATAGGAATAGATGCAAATACATTTAACCAAGACGATTTTGTTAATATCCAACGTTTATCCCAAATTTTACAATCAAGTGGAGAAATTGGTGAGTTTGATTTAGGAAATTTAAATATTAATATAATTCAAATGAATGAATATCAAAATGGATTAATTAAATTATGAATATAGGAATAATAGGTCAAGGGTTTGTGGGTAATGCTATATATCAAAAATTTAAGAACTACTATGAAGTAAAGACTTATGATATAATAGAGGGTAAAGGTAATTCATCAAAAAAACAAACTATGTGTCAAGACATAGTATTTGTTTGTTTACCAACCCCTATGAATAGTAGTGGAATGTGTGATACAAGTTTAGTTGAAACAGCAGTAAAAGATATATTTACCTATTTTAACTGTAAGACAGTAGTTATCAAATCAACAGTAACACCAGGAACAACAGCCAAAATAAATTCTTTATATCCTGATATGGATGTTATTTTTAACCCTGAATTTTTAACTGAGGCTAATGCTGTAGAGGATTTTAACACCCAAAATAGAATAATTTTAGGTGGACCTAGACGATCTACTACTAAGTTAAAAACAATATATAGAAAAATATTCCCAGATATTGATATTATTAAAACTGGATCTACCCACGCTGAAATGGTTAAGTATATTACTAATACCTTTTTAGCAACTAAAGTATCATTTGCTAATGAGATGTATCAAATTTGTGAGGGTTTAAAATTAGATTATGATAAAGTCATTGAATACGCTACTTTTGATAAAAGATTAGGAAAATCTCATTGGGCAGTACCAGGTCCAGATGGAGATTTTGGTTATGGGGGGCATTGTTTCCCTAAAGACCTTCAAGCTATATTAAACTTAACTGAAGATCTTGATACTACTAGTAATGTATTACAAGCCACTAGAGAAACTAATATAGCTGTAAGAAAAAATAGAGATTGGGAAAAAATGAAAGGAAGAGCAGTATTATAGTTGGATATTGCAAATACAATTCGTACATTTCGGTTTAATTTAAAAAGGTTATATATTTATGCGACAGACTATTAAAACCCCCCAAACTGTGAAAATGATTCCATGTATTAAATGTAAAGAAAATATGCCTGAGTTAAGGTTGACTCAATATGGTTATAAAGTATGTATAAACTGTTCAACTGTAAGTACTAAACGTGGCATACCTATTACTAAAGGTTCAGGTGATCATACTTGGACAGAAACTGTAATAGTAGAAGAAGACCAATATGAATCATTTGTAAATGCCACTAATAAAGAAAGAGGTAATAGTGATACTGTTGTAACCTTTAAATTAGACTAATGCCAAAGGCAAAACCATTATCTAAAGAACAAATTGTAGCAGCACAAGCTAAGACTCAGTCTAATATGGCTGCAGCACGTTACCTTCATGTATCATACCAACACTATAAAAGGTATGCTAAGTTATATAAACTATTTGCTGGACATAAAAACCAAAGTGGTAAGGGCATACCTAAGTTTTTAAACAATGGTAAAAAATTTCCTGCTATGGTTGAAATTATTGAGGGTAGAATAGCTGCCTCATCATTTGATCCTAATAAATTAAAATATGCCTTAATAGAACAAGGACATATGGTTGAGGAATGTACCGTATGTAAATTTAATGAACGTAGGGTATTAGATTATAGGATTCCATTGCTATTACATTTTAAAGATAAAAATAGTAATAACTACAGTTTAGATAATGTTCAACTACTTTGTTATAATCATTATTTCCTTACTGTAGGGGATGTATTTAATGCTAAAGAGGAAAAACAAATTGAAACACAACAGGAACACAATGGTACAACTGAACAGGTTAATTGGGAAGTAGACGATTACCATTTACAACGTTTAAAAGAATTGGGTTTAGATGGTGATGATGATGATGTTGATCAATATATAAGTAGAGTATAAATGAAAAAAATAAAGTCATTAGACAAAAAATATCATAAAATTACTAAGGATTATGATAAACAGAAGGAGCGACATTTAGAAAAACTTGCCACTAAAAGCTTGGCTGCCGACGAAAAATTTCGTAAATTACAGGATAAGAAAATCAAGGGTGATTTCTTAAAAAACTTTTAATTATGGAATTTGAACATAAATGGGAATTTGATAGTGATGAAGAAATGGAAAACACCTTTAAAGGTGGAAACAAAAAATTACATGATCTAATCATAGATGTGGCAATAACTTATTTAAAAACTAAGGAAAAAAGCATCCCTGTAGTTTCAATTTATACTAGTAAAGAAGATATGAATTATGATATTATGATTGAACGTCGTGATATGATAGAAACATTAGAACAAAATTTAATAATAATGGAGGAATATGAAGACTATGAAAGATGTCAAAATATTCTTAAAGCTCTTAATTACCTTAAATCTAAATAATGAAAAAAATAGATAGTATAACAATAGTATTATTATTTGGTTTAATCTTATTTTCTATAATATTTTTATCCTCATTTAAATCTGAAGGTAATAGTTTAAAAATTATATCTAAGGAAAATAAAATAATTAATACTGATTCTTTAGATAATAATCCTAATATTTTAGATTGGTATGTTGATGAAGGAGAGATTATTACATATACTAAACAGGATTCTATTAAAGATGAAAATAAAAGATGGAAACAATTTAAAATTCAAAGTCGTAATAATTTCTTAGACGCTATGGGTTACCAAGAATCCAGAAATAGATATTATATAGTAAATAAATATGGTTATATGGGTAAATACCAATTTGGTAAATCAACTTTAAAAACCTTAAGAATAAAAGTTAGTAGAAAAGAATTTTTAAAAGATACATTATTACAAGAAGAAGCAATGACCAAATTATTACTATTTAATAAAAAAAGATTACAAAAGTATATAGATAAGTATGAAGGTAAAATAGTTAATGGGATATTAGTAACCGAATCAGGTTTATTAGCTGCAGCACATCTTGGTGGAGCAGGAAGTGTTAAAAAATGGTTTAGAAGTGGAAAAATAAGAAAAGATGGTAATGGTGTAAAAATAACTACTTATATGAAACGATTTTCTGGGTATGACTTATATTTATAATTAAAGATATGGATATAAGAACAATAGATTTATTTAATGGTTTAACAGATGAAGATTTCCTAGCCATATATAAAGCAGGACAATTAAAAAAACTATGCTTAGCTCTTACACTAGATTTAAATACAAACGAAGATGGAAAAAATAAAACTTACACAGCATGAATGGTTTGATGCCTTAAAGGTTCCTACACCTTATAGGAATAAGAAAAAATACTATAAAAAAATTAAACATAAGAAAAATGGCAACCAATTTGGTTGCCACAATTATTTTACGTATATTCACGTATAAAATAAAGGTTATGCTATACGAATTTAAAAACTACAATAAACATGGTAATATTAGAACAAGGATAATACCTTGGCCTAATGGTAA